AGAAAATTTCCGGCGGTGCCCCCAGGATAAAATCATTTAATAAAAGTTTTTTTACCCGTGCGGCGAAGAAATCTTTCTAATATGCGGGTAAAGATAGACTTAAAGGATAAAGATAAATGTACGGATTGTCCTTTATTGCATCATTGGGTGGGGATTTATTCGGAAAAGAATTGGTGCCCTTTATACGATCTTTATGTTGAAGGCGTTAATTGGTTACGTCCACAACGATGTAAGGACGCAAATGGCTTGTGAGGTAACCGTGGAACAGAGATGCAAATGTTGCCGGCGGTTATTGTGCAAAATTTTAGAAAGAGATTGTAATTTTAAGATCGAGATACGTTGCGCGAAATGTGGAAAAGATAATTTAATCTTTTCCAAAGAACAACAGAGCGCTTAAAGCGCCATAGACGTAGAGCGTTTAAAACGCCCGGGTCGGAACCTTTCTTGGTTCTGATTCGGGCTTTTTTATTTTAGGACTTACAAGGCTTCTCCGGCCTAAAAAAGGAGAAAGGGATTATGGAAAAAGATATCGTGAAAGAAGGCGTAGCCTTAGCCGAAAAAGAAGGCAGAGAAAAACAGGTGCAGGAGGTTAAAAGGATAGTGCATCGAACGCTTGAAAAGATTGCTGATTTGGATACGAGGGTAAAGGAGTTACAGGAAGAACGTAGGATCCTGAAAATGGATCTTGACGACCTTAAAGATGGAAAGCTGGATAGGATCGAAGAGCGCCAGCACAAAGATGATCGGGCGCGTAGAGTTTCCGTGGTGATCATTGAAAGAGAAACGATACGGGAGAATATAGTACCGGTTCCTTATCCGGTCTATCCTCCGGTTAATCCGTGGCGGCAACCGTGGATAGTCACCTGGAATCAGACATGGGTAGGGGATAATTGTCTTTCGGGAGCATCGATGGGGACTGGCATTAACGGGACTATGGGGACTTATAATACCGCCGTGATCGATTGCTCGGTGGCTAAAGACGCAGCGGTGGGTTCGTACAACGTATCAGGGTCGATAGTAAATTTTAGATAACAGGTTCGAGAAGCCTTGTAAGTTTTTAAACCGGAGGTAAATATGCCAAAAGGAACAAAAGTTGAAAAGTTATATACGAAATTAAAAGGGTTAGGTTATGGTAAGGCGGCGAGTGCTAAGATCGCACAAAGTAAAACTGGCCAGGCTTTAGCTACGGGACGCAAGCCTAAAGGGAAAAAAGGAATGAAAAAAGGACGCCGTTAATGCCCAAAAACATTGACAAAAAAACATCGGACGACGTTTTAAAGAAAGAAAAGAAAAAACGTATGTCTATGATGTTGGATTTATCTCCTGAGATTCAGCAGGATATTGTTTCCCGGGTTATCGCTGACGTCGAGAATGACGAGAAAGACCGCGCTGAGTTCATGGCCGAGCGCGTTGAGATTATGAATATGTACGAAGGTAAAAAGGAGCCGAAGAACGATCCTTTCCCCGGATGCGCCAACGTACGTACAATGGTTCTCGCCATGACCGTTGAACTCTTACACGCTAAATTATTCCCCACGGTTTATAACGATGAACTTGTTTACTGGATTCCCCAGGAAAAAGCCGATGTCGATACCGCGGAAAATGTTTCTAAGTTTATGCGCTGGGCTTTACGCTCAATGAAGTTTGCTTCTATCGTTGATGATGTTACCAAGAATTTAATCCTTGAAGGTACTTGCGTTACAAAGACACGTTGGGAAGAAGAGTTTAAATGGATCCAGCGGCGTATAAAGAAGAAAGAAGCTATCGTGGCCAAGTTTAAAAATATGATCCTCAATATGATGGGTCGTAAGATTCAGAAGAAAGTTGAGGAGACGGATTGGGAAATCAGTTACGATTATAAAAAGTTTGAGAATTGCGCGGTGGAAGTTCTCCCCTTAGAGGACGTAGGGTTCCCCGTATATTCTGTCCCCGGGTCTGACGAGAATGACCTGCGTCATATCTGGCATCGCACTCACCCGTTCCTCGACGATCTTAAAGATAAACAGGAAATGGGTTTCTTTGAAAATGTTGATGGTATAGATACTTATTGTACGGAAGAATCGATCAAGGGCCTCGACAAGGCTAAGATGGAAGCCGAAGGCGTGAGGGCTGCCAATATCGCTCGGGACAACATGCCACTAAGCCTCATCGAATGGTATGGAAAATATTATATACCCGAGATGGGTAAGGTTGAATGTATCTTTTGGGTGGAAAAATCAAGCCGTACTTTCTTAGGCGCCATGCCGCTACTTGCTATCAGTCGTATCAATAAGCGTCCTTTTTCTATCGGCCAGCTTGTAAAACGCACTAACCGCATGTATGGCAAGTCAATAGGCGATTTTATAAAAGAATTGGAAAAGGAAATGAATGCAATCCATAACCAGCGCCTTGACGCCGGTACTATGAGTATTGTGCCGATGGGCGTTTATCGCGCCGCGTCCGGGCTTACACCCGAAGAGATACAGGTACGTCCCGGTCTTTGGATCCCGATGGATGATGTTAATGACGCCAAGTGGCTGGTAATGCCGAATAATTCTATGGTCAGCTTCCAGGAAGAGAAGATGATCATGGATATGGTGGAGAAGATCGCATCGGTGGGATCGTATCAGTCCGGCCAGGAATCCAGCGTTAACCGCAGCCGGTCTACGGCCCGAGGCACTTTAGCTATTATCCAGCAAGGAGATCAAAGATTTATCACTTTGGCTAAGAGAATACAGGTATTTCTCGCTAAGATATTACTGAGTATATTTCAGCAATATCAGGAAAAGATACCGCCCGGGCTTGAGCATCGGATCCTTGGCGATGACGGAGATCCCATCTTCCCCGATGGTATCGCCCCCGAGGATATTGCCGGCAGCTATGATGTTTATCAAGGATTAGATGCTACCGGCGGCAGTAAGGCGATGCAGCAGCAAGTAGCTTCTATCCTTTATCAAGGCATGATTCAGAATCCTTTGGTATTACGTAACCCCGGAGGGTTATGGGAACTTACTGCGGATGCTTTCCGTGCGGCCGGCAAGGTGGATGTGGAGAGATATATCGGAGAAAAGCCTAAGGCTCAAGATCAATTAGCGCAGTCGGTCATGGACGAGAACATGTTAATGCTCCAGGGGCATAAGGTTATGACCAGCCCCTTGGATAATATTTTAGAACATTTACATGGGCATACAATGTTTAGGGATTCTCCTGATGGCAATTCTATGCCGCCGGAGAATAAACAGCTTTTAGAAGATCATATTTTAGCGACTAAACAACAGTTGTTGCAGAAGATGTCGGATAACGCTTCGGCACAACAAGTAATGGGGTCACAGGCCCCGCAAGGAGCGCCAAATGCAGGACAAGGATATCCTCCAGGAGGGGCAAATGGGCCAGTTTTGGCTAATGGTCAAGCAACGCCTGGAGCAGCGGGTGGACCAGGAGCAGCGCCAAGCCCTGTTGCACCTGGACAAGGGGGAGTTGGAGAAGGCGCATAAATGCCTCGGTAAGATCGAGGCGGTAAAGTGGGTTATTGGGTTACCTCGACAGATGTCGAAGGAACTTGGTACTCTGCAAGAAAAGGAGTAAGTATGCCAGATACGGTAGTAAAAGAACCAGAAGTTAAGGAAGTAAAGACCGAGGTTAAGACTCCGGTTGAAACCGGCATTAAGCCGGCGGTTACGGCGCCAGTATCTGATAAGGATATATTGAAGGCTTCGGTAGCCGAGGGCGTTAAGCCGGAGGTTAAGGTTGAACCAGAACCCGTAAAGGTCGAACCAGCGGCCGCGGTGGAGAAGGTTGAGCCTGAGGCCGATAAAGTTAAAATACAGAAGAGGATTAATAAGCTTCTGGAAAAAAATAAACCATCTTCCGCATCGCCAGTAGTTATCCCTGATGCCACAGTTTCTACTGATGGTTTAGATATCAAAGATGGCAAGATTGATATTAAAAAGGTAGATGAATATATCAATAAGAAGATCGCGGCTGCCCAGACTAATGTCATGGGTGCTTTGAGTAATGCTGAGAAAGCAGAGAAGGCCCAATCTGACAGGCTAGAAGCCAATAAGTTGGTTTATGAAAAACATCCTGAGATCCTTGATATTGATGAGGGGAAATCTAAACATGAAGATGTCCCTTTCGCGGTAGCCTTAAATGAGGCTTACGCGGAGTTAAGAACGATGATCCCAGGGTTCGATAATGTTCCCGCGGCGCCTAAGATCGCTATGGAACTTGCGGAAAAGAAATTCGGTGAATCCGAATCTGTACGCAAGGCAAGGTTAGAAGGCGCGGCACAAGAAAGTAGACGGCAAGCTTCGGTTCAAGCTTCCGGTGTGGTTTCTTCGGCAGGTGGATCTGGTGCTCATGTACCCGCAGCTACTGTCACTTTATCGCAAGATGAACAGGTTGTAGCGAAGCGGCTCGGGCTGTCGGATTCGGACTATGGGAAGTATAAAAAACGCGCTCCGGTTCTAGGGCCAACTTACTATGATAAGTATCGTTACAACAAGCCAAGGGGTTAAGGCTTAGAATATGGGTATATTCAGTAAAAATAAAAACCCGGGCGCATTTGGGGGCAGCCTTAGTTGTCCCGTTTGTTATAGTCTTGCTTTGCGTTTTGTAGAAGATGTTGGGCCATATGTGAAACGGTATCGTTGCCGTAAATGTGGTTTAGCTTTCCGGTATGAATACGCGAGTAACCCTTACAATCATCCGTATGCGTCCTTCAATAAGACGAAGTGGCAAGGGATTACTGAGCGTGGTTTAACCCCTCAGCAATTACTCCAAGGGAGAAAAATTTAGGAGTTTATCATGAGATGGAGTTATGACGTAACCGGCGCAGAGCCGATTTTAAGGGATATTCCGGTTTACAATAGTGGGGCGATCACTCGCGGTACGGCGATGACGTCTGGACCGGTTGCTACCCAAGTTAATGGCGGACGTTCGATTATTGCTACGCCTACGAGTTTGTCTAATATTATCGGTGTTATCCAGGAAGATGTTACTGCGGCTAACGCTTTGGCGGTATTAGCGACAGGGTTTGAAACTTATGCCAAGCATATTATCAATCCTTTCGCGGTATGGCGTGCAGCCTATGCTACGAGTACATCTGATCAGGTTATTATCACCACTGCGTCTACAGCCGGGACATCAGTAACGGCGGCTGACACGGGCGATGCTAATGAGACGGGAGCATGGGTGTACGTTTCTAATTCGGGCGGCACTACCGGTGGATATGGTAATTTGTTTTGCGTAGGCGCCACCACGGGAACTACCGTATTGACGGCTACTTCCAACAATACCGCCGGACTTATCGGGAATGTAATCGGTGATTATTTCATGATTTTACATCCTCGCTATGGCGCTACGGTGGTTGGTGGATCGGTAAGTTTGGATTCGACTTCGATGTACGTTCAAGGGTTGATCGCCAGTGGTAATACCGGCCAGGCGATTGTGTTAGAGAATTATATCTCGTCTACGACCAGGGCTTCTCAACCGCTTAATATTGCTACCCATTCAGGAAGTAACTATGCGGCAGAGGCTCCTATTTTTAGCGCGGATTTAATGTTCTCTAGCCATTTGCTTTGCAATGGTGGTACGACCAATACGAGACCCATTACTTGATGATTGATTAACGCGGGGAGGGGTTAAAATCCCTCCCCTTAACTTAAAAGGAGTTTAATATGCCAGCTATTAGCGAGGATTTTCCGAGTTTACTTGAACCAGGTTTGAGAAAAATTTTTACGGAGCAATACAATCAGATGCCCGAGATGAGGCCGATGTTGTATAACGCTCAAAGTTCGGATACGAGTTATGAGAAAGATTCGTCCGAGGGTGCGTTTGGTAACATGGATCCTTTCACCGGTACCGTCCAGTATGACGATATCTATGAAGGTTACCCGGTTACTTACACCCATCAGGAGTTTGCCAAAGGTTTCAAGATCGAACGCCGGCTGTTTGATGATGACCTCTATGGTGTCATCGCAAAGAAGCCTAAGGGTTTGGC